CGCCTGGAGTTTCGCAGCGGCTTCTGCTTGTTCCTTGGCTGCCTTGGTCGCCTCCGCCGCTGCCTCCAGTTGCGCAAGATGGGCTGCGATTTCCTTCTGAACTTCAAACACCGAATAGGTCTTGCCATCCTTGGTGTATTCGGTGGCCGCTGTTCCGGTAAGCGGGTCCATTTGTGAAACTTGGAAACCAAGTTCGCCAGCGTTGGCAATTTCCGAGCCGCTCTTGAACGCCGCATACGCTGCCGCCGCTGTCGCTGCCGCCGCTAGGATGATCGGCGTGACACTGATGGTCGCGGCGCCGCCCGCTGCGCCAGCCACAGCCGCCCCAGCCGCCGCTTCAGCACCAGCCAATCCGAGCGCACGCGCCAACAGACCGGTCAACGGCACCAGGGCAAGGTTCTTGGCCAAGCCCAGCACCGTGGTCATGTTGGCGATCATCTGGACGATCTTGCCGACCGTCCATAGCTCAAGCAGCAACTTGAACGATGCGCCCCAGCCGCCGAAGAACTGGGCGGTTGCGTCGGCGGCTTTGCCTAACTCGATGACCTTGCCGATGAACCCGCCGACGTGCCCGCCTTCCATCAGCGTGCGGAAGTCCTGGGAAAGACTCATGATCGCCGTGCCGAGCTTGCGGCCCCACTCGATCGCCTTCTCAGTCAGCCAGTCCTTGTTTTTGTCGATCCACTGGCTGATGCTTTTGACGACATCGTTGATCGCCGGTCCCAGGCCGCGCCAGAACTCGCGCGCGAGGCCCATCGCCTTCTGGGTCAGTTCGTCGAGGTCGTTGGAGAGTTCCTTGGCCGCTTTGGCGTCGGCGGCGGTGGTGAAGTTGCCCGATTCCTTGCGCAGCCGCTTGGCGCGTTCGTAGTCCTCGTCGCTCGCCTGCACCAGCGGCGCCAGCCCGCCGACACCAGCCCGCTGGGTGGCATACTCGATGTCGGTGGCAGACATGCCCTTGCGTTTGGCACCGCGCCGTAGCGCCTCGACCAGTTCATCGCCTTGCAGCAATTTATGATCCGGCCCGCGCACTTCCTCACCGAACAGGTCGCGCACCGCAGGCACCAACTCGGAGGTGCCCTCGTATTTGATCTTGGCTTGCTGTTGCGAGACGTAGGCGAACGCGCTGGCGACGCCCTGCGATGTGCCGCCGAGCCGACCGGCGATGTTCTCCCACATCGTCAACTGCTCGACATTCATGCCGATGTTGCGCGCGAGATAACCGGCTTCCAGATTGGCTTTGTTGATCCCGGAGAACAGCCGCTCGACCGCGTTGAGCGTCAGCGAGATGCCGAGCATCGCCAGCATCTCGGTGCCGACGCGACGGATCGCGTTCGCCGTCTTGTGGTAGGCTTCCGATGCCTGATCGGCGGCTTGCTTCTGCGCCTGCCCGGCGCGCTTGGAAGCGTCCTCCTGGTCCTTGGCGGCTTTCTTCGCCGCGTCCTCTTGTGCCTTGGCGGCTTTGTTCGCCGCGCTTTCCTGGGCTGACGCCGTCTTGTCTGCCGCTTCCTGGGCTTGCTCCGCAGCGGTCTTCTGGATGCGGGTGGTGTTGGCGGCGGTCTGCGCGGTGCGCTGCTCGATCTGTTGCAATGACGCCAGTATCTTTTGCAACAAATCGCTGGCGGCGGTATCGGCGCGCTTTGCCCCTTCCTCAAATCCCTTGGGGTCGAACCCCAGCGTCATCGTCAGTTCTTCGATGATGGTCGGCATGCGGCCCCCTACCTCAGACCGCGTCGGTCATTAGCCAAACATCGGCGCATTCGATGCCTGAAAGGTCACGAACCAGGGACCGTTCGCCGCCTCGCTCTCCAGTGTATACGTGTAGGTAAACGGGAAATAATTATAGGTTCTGGGCGTTTGTGCCTTGTCTTTCGGGTCGGCAAAAATGCTGCTTTTGATGGCGACCTGTTGCATCAGCTTGACCGGGCGGAACAGCGACGTGACGATGACGCCCTGTTCGTTGAACGTGGGATAATCCTTCATCCCGGACTCGGGTGAGAACAGCGGGATGGTGCCGGTGTCGCGCCCCTGACCGCGCGGCCAGATCGCCAGCGTGCCGTTCTCGATATCGCTCCAGCCGATCCCGGAATGCTCGACAATCCGCCGCGCCTGTTGATAGGCGGTGCCGGGATAGTAGACATCACGCAGCTTGGCATCGACACCGTGATTTTCAAAGTTTACGCCCATCTGTGCGGCGAGACCCTTCATCACCGTCGCCACATCGACCGATCCGGCGATGCTGATAGGCGGCGCGGGTTTCAGAGCCACATAATCCGTGCTGTTTGCCTGAATTTGGAACGCGACATCAGGTTGTGAATTACCGTCGAAATACGCATTCGTCATAACGCCGCCAAAAACCACCGTCATACCGGAGACGGCGTCGCCAGCTTCGATCAGCACCTGATTCTTGCGTTGCGCGTAGTGCGTCACGCCGTAGGCAGACAATTGCAGCATCTGGGAAAAATTCATACCCCAGATACGCACCGACGCGGTTTCCGGTGATGCCACGGCGGCTTTGGATACCGTGACGTAGCAGCGATGGCCACGCAGCGTGACGACGTTCGATCCGTCCTCGCCAAACTGTCCGGTGCCGAGTGAAAGCGTCACATCGATCTTGCGCTGGATATAGGGAACCGGGCCACCGTCGCGCGCGGCGTCGGTTGCCAAGGGGTCTTTGCGAGCGGGATCGAGCGGCTCCGGGGCGGCGACCGCCGGGGTGATGATGGCTGCCATTATGGCGGTCTAGTTCGCTGGCGGAGTGGTGAGACTGCCACCAGACTGCACGCCGCCATGAATATGGGTATTGTCAATGTGCGCGCCATTTGATGTGATCGTGCCGGTCTGCGCGATGTCCATATTGATCGTCATGGTGCCGCGCCCGCCGCCCTCATTGCCCACCCATCGCACGTCGCCCTCAAACACGATCGACGGCGCGCGAATGGTGATGGTGCCGGGAGAAACCAGCGTCATTCCGTCGTCGGTGAACTGCACATACTGTTGCGGCGCGTCCTTGGCGATCACCGTGCCGACATAGAGCGCATCCGCGAGGTCGTGGCGGCGGAACGAACCCGGCGCCGACGCGTCACCCTTGTTCGCCTTGACCGAACTGATGTCGCGCGAGGCACAGACGATCACGCCGATGTCGCCTGCCTTGGGGTCCATGATGATGCCGTTGGTGCCGTTTTGCGGCCGGTGATACGGCACGTTGAAGATCGTGCCGTGCGGATAGGTGTTGCCCATGCCGTCGATTTGATGCACCACCGGCACCACGTCGATCGTGCCGGGCGGCGCCACCTCGCCGTTGCTGCGCACGCCAGCGACCTTGACCACCATCGAGGTCGCCACCTCGGACAGCACGCTCTGCACCACGAAACGTAGCGCGCCGATCTCGGAGCCATCGGCGGCATTGCCGCGAAAGCCGACATAGCCATCCGGTTTAGCTGCCATCAGCCCCCGTCCTTACGTGTTGCCCATCGCTGCGCCAGCTTCTGATTGAAGATGTCCACCCGGATCACTTCGGCCAACCGGTAAAGGTCAGCCACGCCATAGACGGTGTCGAGTTCATGCAGGGTCGCGTGCTTGGCTGAGATTATCGCCCCGATCGCGCCCGATCCAAGGTTGCGATATTCTGCCCACTGGGGCTGTTCGTCTCCGACGTATCCGTCGTCGAGGTCCAGTATCTGGCGCGAACGGAAAAACCCAGATGGGTGTCGAACCATGCCTCCCGCAGAGTGAGCCGCGTCACGATCTCCTCGATGTCGTCCTCCAGGAGTTCGCGGGTGACGCTGCGCGAGGCGTCGGGCTGAATGGTGACGCACGCCATCATCTCCTGCAACAGCGGATAGGCCACCGTCCAGTCGATGCCGCCGATGCCATGCACCGCCACCCAGGCGGCACAGCCTTCAAAGCCAAGTTGAAAGAATCCAGGCGGCACATCGGCATTGCCCGCTGCCAGCATGGTCAGCAGACGACCGGCCCAGTGTTCGCCAGCGGACGCGGACATCTCGGTGATCCAGAATATCTTGCCGTGGTCACGGCCTTCGCGTTCGATCACCACCTTGTCGCGACGGCGCGGCATTACACAGGCGCCGCGTTGATGGCTTCCCAGGTGATGGTGAAGCGCCGTGGTTGCAGGATTTTTCTGGCATCCGCCATCGGCGGGTAGTTGGTCAGGAAGCCTTTAACACAATAGAACGATCTCTGGATCGAGGCGAGCGCGATATGGGCTTGCGCGATATACACCTCGCGCGCCTGTTCCTGTGCCGCATACCAAGTGTCGAAGATGTAGGTTGACGGCGAGTCAGCCTGGAGCGCGATCGTCTGCACCTTGGGCTGCGGCGTCCAGCCACCGGAGAGGAACCCGTCCACCCCCATCAGCGTCTCGACCGGCGCCACCAGGGCGTGGCTGAACACGTCGTCGGCGGCGAACCCCTGCAACTGCTGCGGCGATGGGAACAGGCTTTCGACACTGAGCATAAAAACCGCATTCGCGGCAGTGATAGTTGCCACTGTAACCTCCTATCGATTTCGCGAAACGGTGTTATTGAACCATCACTGACGCCAGGGTAAGGCGCTGGATCGAGCCGCCGTCCATATACCAAAAAGTGCATGGCGGCGTGCCGCGTGCGGCGCGCACCTGGGGGTTGGCGTCCAGCACCTGGAGGTGATAGCCGATCGAATTGAGAACGCCGTCGATCCTGACGCCCGCCATGTTGTTGACTTCGATCTTTTGCGCTTCCGACAACGTCACGCCGGGGCGGATCGCACCGAAATTGACCGCCATGTTGATCACGTCCTGGCACGCGGCCTTGATCATCGTGTAGCCGGTCTGGTTGTAAGGGATCGAGCCGCTCTGGGTGAGTAGCTCCATCAGCGCCAACTGGAAGGCGTTGTTCATCCAGATTTGATTGATGTAGCTGTCTATCCACTTGTATGGACCCGACACAATGCCGGGATACATGAAGCGGAACTGGTCGTTGGCGGTCGTCCAGATGCCGTAGTAATTATAGAAGTTCGCTTCCAGGTTGGACGCGACGAGGCCGCTGATGACATCGGGCGTGATGCCGGTCTGGCCCCGGAACGCGATGGTCTTGCGGCCATTGAGCCGGTTGAAATCAATCGACGCGACGGTGCCCATCATGAACATCGCAAGGTTGCGGCCATTGGTGACGTTGGGCGAGTAGATCGGCGCCGTGCCCGACGACAGCGACGTGTTGAGAATGCGCCCCAGGCTGTCTGGATCGCTGGCCGAGGCTGTCGGGCCGACATCGGTATCCCAGCAAACATACATATAATTGTTCTGGGTGGAATTGACCCAGGCAGCAAACTGTTGCCGCCCGGTGTTGACCGTGGTGGTGTTGTCGGCTTCATAGGTGTGCGTGAACGTCGCCCAGTTTTGCGTCACCTTGAGGATGCTTGCCATCTGGCCAGCCACGCCATCGGCGGGGTTGTGGCCACCAGGAGAATAACCGGTGCCAGCCGCATTGAGCCGTGCGCCATACGCCTGTCCCAGACCAAGCACGGGTGCCAGATTACCTGACCAGCCGGTGAGATGGCTCATCGTCACTAGGTAACCGTCAGGGTCGCCCGCGTTGGCCCGCATCCAGCCTTGCGCGGTCTGGATTTTGAACTGGTAGGTCTGCGCGTCGTAGGAGCAGGGATTGCGCGCGACTTGAATGCCCGCCTGTGATGCGTGCGTGAACGAATTATTGACTTTCCAGGTGCTGGCCCCAGGTGTAACGCCACTGACAAATTGCGTGACATAAGTGCCCGGCGGAATGCCGGGACCGAACAGGCAGTCACCAACCACGATGTTATAGAGTCCAGTGGCGTTAAAGGGCGGATACGGCGCGTTCGCCGTCACCGTCATGGTCCCGGCAGCAAATGACGCGGTCAGAAGATTGTAAACGTAGCCATCCTGCATCTTGGTCGCCGCACCGATCATCTGTGCCGCCATCGAGAACGAAGTTGCGGTGGACAGTGAGATCGGCGTCGTGGTGCGGGATACGCCATTCACGCTGAACGTGAACGTGCTGTTCGGTGAGGTCGCCTGTAGCTGATCCAGGGTCAGCGTCGGCTTCTGTGCCGACATCAGCCACGCTGGCACCCACTGGTTGTAGTAAGTGCATGCGATCAGTAGCTGTCCCGGCCGCTTGGTCGCGTTGATATCAGCCAGAAAATACGTGCCCGCCAGCATCGAGATGTAGCTGGTCGGCCCAAAGAACGACTGCACCGATGTCAGGTCAGGAAACGAATAGACCTCCCCCAATGGAATGTGCTGATCCGTCGTGAGCAACAGTCCGTTGAGATCGAGGCCAACGCCGCCCGCATTCAGAACACTCGGAACGACGGATACGATTTGTGCTGCGGGGATCGCTGAACCGCTCATAGCAGTCTCCTATTGTGGAAGTCCGGAATGCGTGCGCGGTTCGCGCGGACGCGGGGTCGTCAGGGCACGATGAAAAGATCGACCGGGAACATGCGGATCAGCACCTCGTCGGCAAACTCCTGGCCGACCGTGACCACGACGTTGGCCTGGAGGTGCAGATCAACGACCCAGCGATCCTCCCACTGGGACTCGGCGTTCTGGAATGCCGCCATATGTGGATCGTCGGCGTAGAGCGGCTGCATCTCCAGCGCGCCCGACGCGTCGAGGAACCGCTGGCAGCCATACTCGTCGCGCCACGTGGTCGCGATCGCCATCACATTGGCGCTGGAGTTCGGGCCATGCACGTCGCACTGATAGACACAATCAGCCGGGTGCAGCATGGCATGCCGCCCAGCGTAGATTTTGCTGCCCGCCGGGACGCTCTGGGCGGGCGCCACGGTGTAGCTGCCGCGTGGGCCAGCGGTCGGCAGCGCCGCCGTCACGACCGTGCCAGGGACCACGGCGAGGCCGTAGAGCGGGTAGCCTGCCTGCACCGGGCCACCGGTCTCCACGGTCAGCCTATCGCCCGCGATGCCACCGGTCAGCTTGATGTCGATGTTGCTGTCCCGGTTGGTGGCGAGCCGCTCGCGGCGTAGTGGCGATAGCACACAGAAATCCGGCGTCAGTGGTTCCGGCACGCGGTTGCCATAAGCCCTGATCACGTCAACGCCTGCGGGTAGCCACTCCAGCAAGACCGCGCGCATCACGGAGAGAATCTCGGTGTCGCCAAAATTGATCAGGGACGGCATCAGTCGTCGTCATCGACCTGGGTGGCAAAGCCGGGAACCGCTGCGTTCGGTGTGGTCACCAGTGCCGGTTGCTGGTCTTTGGCACCATAGTAGATGTCGCGCCCGCGCTTGGCGCCGTAGAGCGGCTTGGCATCGCTGGCGCGTTTCTCGCGCATCGCCGCCGCAACCGCCTGTTCCTGTGGATGCCCGGCATGAACCATCTCGGAGATGTTGGAGGAGACGGTTTCCTGGCTGGTGCCGCTCTTGAGTGGCATTGTCTACTCCCGCACCTTGATCATCCGGCGCAGCCCGTCGTCGCGGTGGCCGATCTGGCGCGGGCGCGGGAAATGCAGAGGGTTGACCACCACATCAGGCGGCAGGCCGGGATCAACCGGTGGCGGTTGTTCCACGATCTGCGCGCGCCATTCCGGTCCATACATCAGCCACTGATAGATCAGCCGCTGCTCGATATCGTCGGGAACGTAGGTGTCATCGCCGCTTGGCCCCAGATCAGGCGCCCCGCCCGCATCCGCCGTTTCAGTTGGAACCACGACAGGCAGGAACTCGATCGCCGTCTCGGTCGCGACTTCGACCGCAGCTATGGTCTCGACAACCGGTTCAGTTGCGACATCGGTGAAATCGATCTGCAACTCAGGGAAGCGTTCCGCCTCCCGAAGCTGCACCACCGACGCTGGCTTACCCTCGTCTTCGTCGGGCGACATCAGCCAAGCGAAATCCAGGTGCCGTCGCCGTTCGACAAATACAGGATAGTGCCCTGTGGCCCTTGGCTGTCCACATATTGCGAGCCTTGCTGGTCGAACCCCGGCGTGGCACCGCCGGGCGCGCCGACGCCCACTGAGATGACCATCGATGCCGGTGGCGTGCCGATCGTCATCACACCGGTTGCCAGACCGCCGATTGCCTCCTGCAAGGCGCCGATTTCGCCCGCCGCTGCGGCGAAATTATCCCGCACATCCTGGGTGTAAGCTTCACCGGTTTGCGGCTTGGTCACGTCGATTGCTGATGTCATTGCTGCTCTCCTCAATTCACCCAGATGGTTGCGCCTTCGTCCCAGCGCGTGCTGCCGCCGTCCCAGCCTGTCGCTGGAACGATCGCGCCGTGATAAGGACCGAACTGCCGCCAGTAGTCCTGTAGCTGCTTTTGTATATCCGGCGGCACCGTGGTGTTTTCGACACCCACGCTGTCGAGTGCAGGCGCTGCGCTATCGCTCATCATTGACTCCTGTGCAGAGAAACTGCGGGTGGCGGCGTGGTGAACGGCGACGCGGGCTTGTTCGCCTGCATGGTGACGACGACCTTGCTCCAGTCTGGCCACTGCTCTGAGACCATTGTCACCAGCCAGTCGTAACCGCTGAAACGAAACACATCGCCACCTTGCTGTTCGGCGCGAATGATCCCGGCCCAGCCGCCGTTCAGGTAGATCGATTTATGAATGCCCTGGATGTTGAACCCGGCATCCGCCAGCAACCGCAGATCGTCGGTGGTCAAATCCTGCACCTGGGCAGGACCACTGAGCGTGACATAGGTCGGCGTGCGCGAGCCGTCCGTGTTGGTCGTGTAACCGGTGGATCGCATGATCTCGACCGTCATGAACGGATTGACCATGCCGATCGCGCCCGAGACGATCTGATGTAAATTCATTCTTTCACCACAACGTAGCTGACGCTGTTGACCATCAACGCGGTCTCGATCAGCGGCTTGGAGAAGCCCTTGCGGGCGATCGTGATATCCGCCAGTTTTGGCGTCATCAGCTTGTTGATGCTCTCCTTGATGCGCCCCTGGATTTCCTGCCCGAGAATATCCAGCGTCAGGTCGATATCACCGTCGTTCTGCTTCAACAGCACCGCCGCCATCTTCGGCCATTTGTTGGATTGCTCCGCGATCATGATGCGGAAGAACGGGCGCGGCGGCTGGTTATGCACCGGCACGCCGAACTCGTTCCAGAACGCCACCTGGGGAATCGTCGGTCCGTCGTCGGGATACCGCCCGCCGAGAAATCCCACCTTCAGCGTGCGTGGACCCGCCGCCTTGCGCGCCAGTTCGTTGAGCGCGCCGGGATGGCTCCTCAATACGGTCGCCATCCCGGCATCGCCCCTCCATACGGGATATAGACCTCGGGGAACGGCTGTGGTCCCAGGAAGTATTTCCAGGTGCGGTATTGCGCGGTCGCGGTCCAGAAGGCGGCGCCGTAGGGCGTCTGATAATACCACGCGGCATTGGGACCATCGCCCGCGCCCAGGTCACTCACACTGACCGAAACCGAGCCTTCGGAGGCGCTGGTGATGCGTCCCACCAGCCCCGCCCCGCTACCAGCGGGCAGTGTGCCGCACGCCGTCAGGCCCCCGTTCAGCGCCGCGATATGGCACGTCATGAGATCGAGGTAGAGGTCGCGCGGTCCCGGTGGCGTCATCGTCACATCGTAGGGCACGGGCGAGCAGGCGGTGTTGTCACACAGCAGGGTCGCCTGATCGAAGAACCACTGCGCGCGCGGCTGGGTGACGGCGGCAAATTCCGGATGCCGCGCCATCCAGGTGGCGTAGTCGAACACCACCACATGAGGATCAGGCGCGGGCGCCGTGCCGCTCATGCCTCACGCTGCGGCTGCGCCTGCGCGGGCTGCTCGTCGGCGCGGCGTTCCGGCGGCGGTGGCGGCTGGCGGATAGCCTCCTGCGCCTCGGCCGCCGCTGCGGCGGCGTCGCGCGCCGATGCCTCCGCGATGTCGCGTTCCGCTTTGGCGGTCTCGACGACCGTCTCGGCGGCGACGCGCGCCGCTTCAGCTTGGCGCAAGCTGACCTCCGCCATGCGATGACGGAGCGAAGCGGTGCGTGCCTTCTCCGCTTCGCCACTGACATCGATCGGCCCCAGCCGGGCGCCTTCGGCTGCCAGTGTGCCGCCGCTCTCGACCTCCAGACCGAGTTCGTAGCCGTATTTGTTGTTCACATCGCTCCAGCTATCGATCTCGGCTTGCGTGACGATCTTGACGTTCGGCGCCAGATCGACGTTCAGCGCGATCCATTCGTTGAATGCCACGTCATCGACATCGTAAGTCAAACCGACGCCGTGAACCGCAGCGGGATCACGCTCACCCACCAGATCGACCGAATAGGTCGCATCAAAACCGGGTTCCGGTGTGTTGGTGCATTGCACCGACATCGGCAAGGATGACGCAACGATCACGAGAGCCATTGGGGGTTCCTTTCAAGATTGAGTGCCGGAAGCGTCGATGCCCTGCACGGTGATCGCGCCGACCGACTGGCGCAGCCGCATGGTCAGGGACACGTCCTGTGTCGGTCTTCCGGCGCGCGGATCACCAGTGCGCAGACCGACGCTGCCCATCAGCCCGGCGACCGAGCCACGCGACGCCAACATGGTGGGCGCCGACGCGTAGCCGATCGTCGAGGTGACGCCGGTCGTGTTGGAGTGAATGATAAACTGCCACGGCGCATAGGCCGACAGCGAGGCGGTCAGCCAAGTGCCCAGCACGCCATTGATACCGGCGCAGATCGCCGCCGCGTCAGCTACCGTGCCGAAGCTGTGCGACAGCTTTAGATTGAGACCGTCCACCACGATATCGAAGCCGAGCGCAAAGCCCGTGTTGTTGTTGAAATAGCTGACCACGCTGGCGAGTTCGGTGTCGGTGAAATCGGCGCCGATCAATTCGGCGGAGGTCGCCGCGATCGGCGCGGTGTAGGCCACGCTGTTGGATGGCGGCGCCTCGGTCGATCCGGCCGAGTTGGTCGCGGTGACGACGCAAGTGATGCTGTGCCCGTCGTTGGCGGCCAGCATCGGCAGCGTGTCGTTGTTGGCACCGATCGGCAGCGTGTCGTCCTGCATCCACTGGTAATCATACTGGGTCGGGACATTGTCCCAGTTGCCCATCGTGCAGCGCATGCGCTGCTCCTCCTGCCAGATGAACGGCACATCGACGTTGACCGGCGGCAGGATCGCGATCGGAGGCGGTATCTCCTCGTAGCCCAGTTCATAGCCGTAGGTGTTTGCCGGATCAGCCGCCGCGTCGATCTGGTCCTGCGTGGCAATCGCGATGAACTCACCCAAATGCGGATTGGCGGCCATGAAATCATCGAACGCCGCCTGCTCCACATCGGGCGTCAGGCCCCAGCCGCTGATCGGGAGGCTGTTCGGATCGCGCTGGCCGACGATGGTATAGACGAACTCGGGGTCAACCCCCGGTTCCGGCGTGCTGAACATCAGGATGTTCATGTCCAGCCGCGAGGCGACGGTGACGGTGGCCATAGCTTCTCCTCACGCCGTAACGGCGGTCTCGACCTTGCGTTTGAACTCAGCCGGGAGGTTGGCCGGATCGACCGCCTCCAGGCCGGTGAGTTCCTTGCGGTGATCGTGCGCCTGTTGGATCACGTCGTTGGCTTTGGCTTGGCCGAACACCAGACCGAGCCGCACCATTTCGGTGTCCTTGTTCTGCGCCAGCCAGAGCGCGAACTGATCGGCATCGACGCCATGCGTCAGACCGGCACCGTGGATGATCTGATGCGCAACGTCCTGACCGATCTTCCGGGCCGGGCCGTTCAGCTTGTGCGACCATGCGGTTGGGCGCCATCGCGTCACGTCTTTGACGCCGCCCGCCATCACCGGCACCGACACCGTCTCGGGCGCGAACACCCGCAGCATCAGCCCGTTGGGTATCTTGCAGGCGACTGAGACGGTTCCTGGCATCGCCTCAGACCCCCAGCATCTGCGCGAACGCCATCGGGTAACGGATGATCGCACCCCAGGTTCCGCCGGTCTTCTTCTGCGCGTAGCTCGACAGGCTGCGCACCACATTGTGGTCGCGGCTCTTTTCGTTAAAGCCGCAATAGCCGGTCTTCTTGCCGTCGAACTCGGCCGCGATCAGTTGGATGACGTTGCCCGCCACCGTCGCATAGCGCGGATCGGAGACGTATTCGATGTTGGGGAAACTCTCCTTGATGAATGCCTTGATGGTGATGCCGAACGAATTGATCGCGGTCAGCGCGCCTGCGACCGTGTTCGGATAGATCAGCTTCATCGAGGACTCGGCGGTGATGTAGCCCTGGCTGACCGACGCGAGTTGATTGAACATCGACTGGAAGTCTTCGTAGATTTCCTCCGCCGTCGCGTTCACCACGCCAGCCGCCACCCACTTCACGCCACCCGCCGTCTTGGTGCCGGGCGTCAGCGCCGCTGGCAGCGACGGATCGTTGAGGATGCCGTAATTGAGCAATCCCGAGATGCCGTTGTGGTAGGTGAGGTCGAGGAACTTATCCAGCGTCTTGGCGGCGGACTGCTGCTTCTCGCTGACCAGTTCTAACTTGGCGGCCCCGGCACGCTCCACCTCCAGATCGCCGTATTCGATGATGGTCTGGAACAGGTAAGCCTGCCGTTGCTCCCACTGCTCGTTCACATCGGAACGACCGTTGGTATTGTAATCACCATACGAGGAGACCTCGCCGGTGTTTTCCACGACCGGAATGAAGATGGTCTGATCGACCCAGGTGCCCTTTTTCTGCTCGCCCAGAATCTCCGCGCCCTTGTTCGGGGCTTGCAGAATGCGGACCACCTCGGGATCGACCAACTGGGTGAAGAACCCAGGGATCGAGGCGTTCGGTGTGGTGACCAACTGCGGTTGCGCGTCGAACGCAAACGAGCGCAGATCGGCTGGCATGTAGTCCATCGCGTATGGAAACACGATGCCCCAATCCCGCTCCAGACGGGACAGATCACTGACGAAAGCGGGACTGCGGTGCATGATAAATCCTCCTACTCGGGGACCACTGTTTGGTTCGCTCTCAGCCGAGCGGGGTGTTGCTCATCTTGATCAATTCGCCCGTGGCACCAGCGGTTCCGGCGAACCACTTGGTCTCGGTGTAACCCGCGACGGTGGCGCCAGCGGCAGCGAACTGCACCTGACCGGTGGTGTTCGACGCGAACGCTTTCATACCGACCGCGACGCTGCCCGCGCCGGTATTGCGCACCCAGAAATCACCGCCATTGAACAACTCACCCACCGGAAAACCGGCGGGAATGACGAACGATGTCGCGGAGCCTGGGGTGGCGAAATAACTGGTGTTCAGGCCATTCATGTTGCGATGCAGGAACCCGGTCGGCGCGCCCGAGCCGGAATTGAGCAACAGCGTGTTGGTCGCGACATCGGCCCAGGCGAACCGCGCGATCAGCACGCCGCCCGCACCTGCCTTAAAGCCGCCCTCGTTACTCAGCACCGAGTGACGCGGGTTAGCACTCGCGAAATCACCCTCGACGGCTGGCGCCTGAGTGATGTTGATGCTTTGCTGAAACGCCATGTGCGTCGCCCTCCTTAGTGCTTCACGAGGCGGTTGGCATTGGGGAACCGCTCCATGAATTGCTTGTTGCTGTCATTATCCATCGCGACGATCTGGCGCGGC